GCGAATATAATGCCATTCGCTTTTCATCACTTGCACCTTCTTGAAATGCAATAACTGCACTTTCGAGTGTTTGGATATCTTGAAGTTCTTGTACCATATTTGGTCTCCTAGTCTAAATCACACTGCCAATAAGAACCATCATACTCAGCACGTAATGCGCCAAGTGGATAATCCTTATGCTCAAACAGTATATAAGGTTTTCCATAAAAGTCAATCTTTTGTGTTACAATGTTGACCTCGTCCAATGGAATCTCACGGCTGTCTGAGTTGCGGCCCCATGCTGAATTAAAAATCCGTATCATACTATTGCTCCTTCAATTTCTTCAGCTGCTTGATCAAACCAAGCAGTGTATTGCTCTCCATCAAGAACAACACTCCATGTCATGTACATGTCACTATCAACAAAACTCCAGTTGATACTTCCATCTTTATTAAGGTTATCTGTCATGTCAACAGCTTCTGTCATATCCGCTTTGAAACGTTTGTACATCTCATCTTGATCTTTAAGACCATTGTACAAATCTTCGGGAATAACACTGTAACCTAATTTACGGTTATAAGCGATATAATCATTATATGTGTTGTGTGCAGTTGCTAACATGTTATTACCTCTTTTTGTTTAACTTATACATACATGATAACACCAAGATGTCTTATTGTCAAGAAAAAAGTGCAGAAAAGAATCCTGCACTTTCAATGACTTATAATTTTTTTACAGATCGATGTCTGGATATTTTTCTTTTAGTTTGGCACGATCGTATGCACTACTGATCATAATAAACAAACTACCTAGTACTATGTAACTAATCATACCAGCAAAAAAGCCGTTGTCGCCTTCCCAGCCTATTGCAAACATCCAAAATGCAATACAGGATACTAACCCTGTAGCACTGATTGCAATTATCTTTGCGGCAGTGATTGCCATTTTTCCAGCCTCGATTGCTGTAGTTTTGTAAAGTGTTTTACTCATTTCAGGTTCCTTTCATAGAGTAATTGGACTTAGTGTCCGGTTTGTTCCTCCCAAATTCGCCCGTATTATACTGCCTCGAAGCCGCACATTGCGACCTTATATTTTTTATTGCCAATCAACATTTGATCTCCCATTGATGTTGACCGGAGACCTATTCCACCTTTGTGTAATGGTGCCATTACTGTTACATTAGGATTGTAGTCACCATTTGCTTCTCCGTTTGAGAAATTTTCTTCTTTAATTGACCATGAACCCATTACGTTGTTAGTCCAACGATATGCATACTCAAGTGCATCGTTAGTTTCAGTTCCATCTGGAACATCAACAAATGCTACTGTGTTAGGTGCATCTTCGAACGCTGTGTGTATAACTGCTACTTGCATATTCATCTCCGTTTTATCTAACTTACATATACATATTACAGTCAAGACGTCTTACTGTCAACCTTTTTCTGCATCTTTATTCAAAAAGTTTTGGATCATATTCAACTGTAACAGTTGTATTTTCTGTATCGTTCCACATCTTAATATCTTGCATTAGTTTGTCCAATGATTCATCGGTCCAGTTATGCTCTACATCAACTTCTGTATCAATAAACCCTTGGAAATTTTTCCAAGCATAATAGTTTTGTACTTCTACATAATCACAAGGATCATATCCTTCACTGATAATATCTTTAATTAATACAGTGTCTTTGAATCCGCTTTTGCGTTTTGCACGTTCGACATTAAAGTCGATTATATCCGCCATTAATCACACTCCGGAAACTTGTGTCTTACTATTTGTTCAATTGGTTGGAAATGCCCATTCATATTTTCTGCAATATAAGTTTTAGGTTCTTCTGTTCCCCAACGGAAAATAGCACCCTTAGCCATATTAAATATTTCACGTTTATTGCTGTTTATAATGGTATCTTTTGGATCATCGTCTCCCACTTCATCCAAATATCTTAGTGCATAAGTCGCAATGTCTTCTACACTTAGTGGGACTTCTACTTTTGCGAGTATTCTTCTTCCATTGCCAGTGTCTTTTGACCTCATTTTTTTAGCCTCTCTTTGCCTATGTTAGTTCTGTTATGTGCCATGACATCTTTCCATTCATTCTTACTATAGTAAGAGTTTATGGCAAGACGACTTGATTGTCAAGAAAAAAGATGCAAAAAAGACAAATTAATTCTTGACAAAGTATTTATACTTCAACTTTGGTAAATCTTAGCTTCCAATCAACAGTTTTACCTGCTGTACCTTTTACTCTAATACTGAAACTGCCGCCTACTACTTCTGCTGTAACGTTCCATCCTGAATAACTCAGTGTCCAGTTTGTCGAATCTTGGTCAGGAGGTAAATTACTGCTAAGAGCTCCTCCTGTAATATTGTTATTGGCTGTGTATACATTTAGATCATATTCAACTACATCGCTTGAATTGTAACTTGCCATTGGATCCCAAGGTGTTTGTGCCAAGTCTGCTGTTCCTGAACGTACATAATCTACTTTATTATTAGTGCCAACTATTGATTGTGATCCAGCAACATTTGTTACCACACCTTCAACTTTAAATGCTTGTTTTTCTCCGCTAGTAGCAACACCAATTGCACGTAAATCAAAGAACCAAGTTTTGCCATTTGCTGGAGAAATAGTACCGCCATGAAAATTAACAGCAACCGCAGTACCGTCTGTTGTCTGCACAGCATCACTTTTGCGTACATCAGGATCCCCGCTTAGATCAACTGTGTCTGTATTTTGTGTAATTGTTACACTACTATCTGTGCTAGTGAGTGTTCTGAATGCAAAGTTATTTGCATTTCTTGTTTTGAATACTTGGCCACCACTGCCCACATTACTTGATGTTATTGTATCAGTTACTTGTATTTCTGTGCCACTGCTAGTAAGTGCAATACCTCCAGCTGATGTAATTGTTTTAAACTGTAGTTCTGTGCCGTTGAGTTGTTTGAATACTTGTTGTCCACTACCTAAATTAATCGCAGTTTGTATACTAAAGTTTATTGAATTAGGACCAATTACTTTCCAACTACCTGTGTCACCAAAGTAACCTTCAATAACATGTGTGTCAGTGTTATAGCGTATCTCACCTACTTCAGTATTAGGTCGCTGACTAGTAGACCCTGCTGGGATCTTAATAGCCGCAGTGCCTGGAAATCTTGTGTTTGGTTGTAGATCAATTTGAATATCACCGCCTGCACCGTCGCCATTTGTAACTTGTATTTGACCAGCGCCGCCAACAACACTTCTAGCTCTACTAACACCTGCATCTTTTACAACAAGTCCGTTTCCTGATTCTATATTTAGATTATTAAGAAAGTCAAACAGTGTACTTGTAGCTTGTTGGAAATCATTAATAGTTCCTGTGCTGAATTGATTTGTATCTTTTCTAGTGAATATAGTTAATATATCACTGCGTACTACAATATCATTTGTGGCAGCATTTACACTAAGCATTGCACTTTCACTGCCTACAACAAATAGCGTATTTCCGCTGTTGTTAAAATTATTGATTACAGTTGTATCACTTGCCCCTCCGCTACTAGCAATATTACTAGTATCAGTTACAAGTCCACCTGCGTTGTAGCCAGGACTATTAGGTACAGTAGGTGTTGATCCATCACTGTTTGTTGTTTCTCTTTGTGCAAAGTTACTGGTATATCCAATAATATTTCCACAGTAATCGTATACAGGTGTTTGATTGTCTACAGTAGGATTTGGATTATCATCACGCTGTATAATTTCAAGTAAACTATCTTCAAGTAACAAGTGGAATATATTTGGATACTCAACCACGTCTCCTTGTAAAATACGGTCACCGTTTGAATCATATTGATGTCCTGTACCTGTAGTACTTGTACCAGATCCTAAACTATACTGTACAGGATATGCTCCTAATCTATCGTACAAACTTTTTAGTTGGCTTACCAGTCTAGCATTACCACCAACACCACCTGTGTTTGCATTGTGTAATACACCAATTTGACTGTTGCATCCGCTATCCGGTGTTGCAAATTGACTACCGCCTTGTGCATAACTGCCGTTGATATTGTTTTCAAAGTTTATAAGATTAGTAATGCCACCTGTAACACTAGCAATGTCAGCTCTTAGACTGTCAATAACACTTTGTCCTAGATTTCCTGCATTGATGGCACCAATGTTATTTGCAATAGTGCCAAGTATTCCGCCATTAAACACACTTGCATTAAAGCCACTTGGGCCAATACATGCACACACATTCTCAGGAGCAATACCGCCGATTTGATCAATAATGTCTTTACCAGCACCAAGGAAACTACCCATAGCACGTTCTAGCATATTTGGAATCGCAATTGGATTTACAGGTGTTGCACAGAAGTTGATTAAATTTGCAACGTTTTGTGCTTCTGCTAGTACACCATTTAAACGTCCTAGTACATTGTCTAGTTTGGTGTGATCCATAAACTGTTCAACACCGCCCATTAGATCTGTTAGAGCATCGTGTAATTCACTTTGTAATCCTGGTATACCCAGAAGTGAATTAATATTAGCATGCATACACAATTGTACGTTTGGTAGTTTAAGTCCGTTGCCACTAAGCATACCGCAAAGAAGTTCTCTGAGCGTGAAACTGTATTCAGCACTAGCAACAACTTTGAGTGAATCTGCTCCACTACCAGTTGTACCACTGATATGATGTCGTGCATCTAAATATTCATTGAGGTCATTTAGACCATTTGGAAAATCTTTAAAACTCATCGTGGACCGCTCGCTGGATTATAGCCGCCTGCTCTAACATCAGGACTTGCACTGGTTGCATTCGGCGCACAATGAGCGCCTCCTGGTTCAGGACAGAGATTGTCAGAACTTGCACTATCACCATTTATTATTACGGGAATACTGTTTGCTCTAACATGTCCTACAGTTACACTTGCTTTTAGATTACCGCCACCATGTGTGTTTGGATCATTGTCCACACTAATAGGTCTACCGTTTACACGAACGTCTGTTACTCGTGTGATTGTAGTTGCGCCGCAACTTCTAGTATCGCCTTGTCTGTGTACAAATGATGCCATACAACTATTTATAGTTGCAGTGAACTAGCCGGTGCAATGCCTGTTGTACTTTGTATGTATGCATCTCCTAAACCTTTGTTTGGTCTGTTTGTAGCAATTACATGCGTTTTGTGAATCTGAACTGGATCACTACTCGCTGTGTCTATACTCATAAGCCACGGAATAAGCATAGCTTGTCCGTTTTGTGGGTTAAGTGTAATTACACAAGGTTTTACAACTTTGATAGCATCTGCATCGCTACTGTCAAAACGTGCAACTAACTCCTCGCCTGTGCTTAACTTGATACTAACTGTATCACCTTTTTTATAATTGGATATCACCAACATCTATAATTTCTCCTATGAGTTTTTTAACTTGATTTGGATCCATACGAACAAGTGCTTGCCCTCCGCCAGAAACTAAGAGTTTTCCGTTATGATATATTTGAGGCATAGTTCTATGCCCTTCATTGATCAAAAACTCTCTAGCTTCTGTATTGGTATCCACTCGTATTTCTTCGTATTGTATATTATTATTTTTCAAATAAGTTTTTGCCATGTCACAATAAGGACATAGGGGTTTACTGTAAAGTGTTATCAAAGTTTCATTCCTTGGAATGTGCTTCCGTTCACATCCTGTTTTGTGCCTCCAATAACATAACTACTGATTTCTGTTTCTTGCGGTGCTACTTGTACTTCTGCACCAGCAATCCATTTTTGTGTCCATGGTAAAGGATTACTTCCGCCTTTGTATGGGCTAGGTAGTCCTGCGGCTAACATACGTTTGTTAGCAGTCCACTCTACATATTCATGTAACAGTTGTGCATTTAGTCCAATCATTGAGCCATCTTTAAACAAATAGTCTGCCCATGCTTTTTCTTGGTCTACTGCATCTACAAATAGTTGTACCATTTCGTCCTGAGTTTCTTGTTGAATGCGAGCAAAGTCAGGATCGTCTTTGGGCATCAGTTTAAGTAACGTTTGGGTACTACCCAAGTGTACATTCTCATCTCTACAAATAAGTTTAATAATCTTAGCATTGCCTTCCATCTTTTTAAGTTCAGCAAATGCCCAGCTACATGCAAACGATACATAAAAGCGAACGCCTTCAAGAATGTTTACACTCATCATAGCTTTCCAGATTAGTTTTTTAAGTTCATATTTGTCTACTATAATTTTCTTACCATTAATTGTATGTGTACCTTCACCTAGTAGGTTGTACCACATACCCATTTCAATAAGATCATCATAGTGCTTACTAATGTCAGTTGCACAATCCATAATCTCCGCAATGTCCATCATTTCGTCAAACACGATACTCGGATTGCTATAGATGTTACGGATAATGTGTGTGTAACTGCGACTGTGGATAGTTTCATTAAACGTCCACGTTGTTACCCAGTTTTCAAGCTCAGGCAAACTTATTAATGGATTAAAACTATCAGCTGGCGCACGACCTTGTACACTGTCCAACAAGATTTGTCTTTTTAAATTACTTGTAAAGATATGTTTCTCGTGTTCAGTTAATTGTTTAAAGTCTGCACTATCTTTTAGTACATCAACTTCTTCTGGACGCCAAAAGAATCCTAGTTGTTTGTCTGTTAATTTATCAAACTGTTTATATTTTAATGCATCATAACGCTGGATGTCGACGCCGCCATTAGGGTCTAAAAACATCAAACTTTCGAGATGCTTGTTTCGTTGTTTTTCATTTAATACGCTCATATTATTTCCTTAAATTGTGCAGCTGTCGCAGGCTTCGTCTTCTATTTGATATTCGTCTTCGATCTCTATATTAGCAGGTTCGTTAAGTTTGTCAATATCTATTTCGCCTTGACCATCATATGTATTGAAATAGTATAATTGCTTACCGCCGTATTTGTAAAAGATCATTAAATGTCTAAGCATTTCACTCATACTAATCTTTTCATCTTCATAGAACACAGGATTATAACTTGTGTTTACACTAATACCTTGATCAATATACTTTTGTAGTATAGCCATAATAGTCATATAGCCTTCTGGACTACGTTGATCCCATAACAGCTCATACTTGTTTTTAAGATGATGGATGCCAGGCACAACTTGTTTTAGTATGCCGTGTTTACTTTGTTTAACACTTACTAAACTACGTGGCGGCTCAATACCGTTTGTAGCATTTGAAATCTGTGCTGATGTTTCAGCAGGCATAAGAGCCATTAGTGTACTGTTACGAATACCTGTAGCTTTGAGTTGTTCTCTTAGCTCTCTCCAAGGCATACGCTCTTTGTGTGGTACTAGTTCATCTACATCTGTTTTGTATGTTTGGTTAGGTGTAATACCATCACTGTACTTTGTTTCATTGTTCCACAAGCATGCACCTTGCTCTACTGCTAGGTCTGCACTTGCTTTAATTAGATAGTAACTCCACGCCTCTGCAAATGTATCAATCATTTCTAAGTCTGGATCGCTGTATGTCATACCATTCTTAGCCATCCAATACGCAAGGTTAATAATACCTACACCCAATGGACGTCTACCTGCTGTAGCACGTTCTGCCGCTTTAACTGGATAGTTTTGATAGCTGAGTAGTGCATCAAGCCCACGTACTGCTAGCTCACATGGCTTTGCAAAGTCTTCTGGTTTTTTGATGTTACCCCAATTAATAGCACTTAGTGTACACAGTGCGATCTCACCTTCGTCATCGTTAAAATCAGTTAACGGTTTTGTAGGCAAATCGATCTCTGCACATAGGTTACTTTGTCTAATTGGTGCTAGGTCTGGTTTAAATGAACCGTGTTCATTTGCATTATCTACATTCTGTAAGTAGATGCGTCCTGTGTTTTTACGCTCTTCCATAAATTGACTAAACAATTCAGTTGCACTAATAGTTTTTTTGCGTAGTTTTGTATTGCGTTCTGCACGTTCGTATAGTTCTCTGAACTTGTCTTGATCTGCAAAAAATGCTTCGTATAGACCTGGAACATCACTTGGGCTGAACAATGTAATTTGTCCATTACTAATTAATCTTTCATAAAACAACTTGTTGAATTGAACACCATAGTCCATTTGTCGTACACGATTCTCTTCTGTACCTTTGTTGTTTTTGAGTACTAGCAGATCTTCTACTTCATAGTGCCATATAGGGTAATATAAGGTTGCTGCGCCGTTTCGCACACCACCCTGGCTACAACTCCTTGTAGCACTTTGGAACATTTTAAAAAATGGGATGACTCCGGTATGATAGGCGTCACCTCGACGTATGGGGGATCCGAGAGCCCGTATACTTCCTGCTCCGATGCCAATACCTGCCTTTTGACTAACATACTTAACAATGCTGCTAGTAGTAGCGTTAATGCTATCCAAGCTGTCATCACTTTCAATGAGTACACAACTGCTGAACTGTCGCTGAGGTGTCCTAACACCTGCCATAACAGGAGTAGGCAAACTGATATAAAAATTGCTAACTGCATCATAATATTCCTTTACCCAACGCATACGTGTTTCTTTTGGATAATCTGCAAATAGTGTTGCTGCAATTAACATGTATGCTACTTGCGGTGTTTCTTTAATTTCATTTGTTACACGATTTTGTACAAGATATTTGCCACGGAATTGTTCCATAGCGGCATATGTAAAGTTTTCATCTCTGTCATGCTTTACACAGTTGTTTAATTCGTTCCATTCTTCTTGTGTATAATCTTCTAATAGTGCAGGATCATACCATCCTTCTTCTACATTACGTCTTACGATGTCTAGCAATGGCCACGGATCATAGTCGCCATAAACCATTTTGCGAAGATGATAAACAATTAGTCTTCCTGCTACCCATTGGTAGTTAGGTGTTTCTTCGCTAATTAAATCAGCGGCACTTTTGATAAGCGTTTCTTGAATCTCACTACTGGTGATACCATTATAAAATTGTAAACTACTTTTAATCTCTACTTCACTTGGGCTTACGCCATTAATGTCTCTGCATGCATGAAACACTACTTTGTGTAACTTTTCTAAATCTAATGTATCTTTACCACCATTTCGTTTGATTACTTGAATTTCGCTCATCGTTGTTTTTCCTTTGTCTATCTTTGTACTTATTGTTCTGTCAATATAGGTTATGTGTTGTGTTTTATCACATCTGCAATTTTCTTTTGATAAGTTATTGCCATATCCTTGGTTGGTAATTTACTTATCGCTCCGTGTTCGAAGTTAAGCAGATACTTATTGTCAATATGCACACATAATCTTTGTATACTTTTTTTTCTGTCAACGATGTACAACAGTTCGTTGGGTATCGTTTCGTTTGCATAATAGATAGTGTAACTCATACCTAATGCTAGGCTGTTGTCACAAAAATCTCCGCTGTGTAACATTTCCCAAGGTGTGGGCCATGTGCTACTGTTAACTGGATCGATAGTCCAACTGCTGATTGGTGCCATCTTCCACCACTGAACAACCGTTTCACAGACATCATGTGTGTTGTTTGTGTTTAACGCTTGTCTAAATATTCGCCATTTGCTCAGCCGAGTGCTAGGAGCCTCGAACCAAGCTGTGTGTATTAATTGCTGTTCCAAAGTTGATATGTATACTTGAATTTGCTAATTTTGTTGTCGCTATCTGTGTACTGTAGTTTCATAGTATTTGCAGTTGCAATGTCAACATTAAACACTATGCCAACTGCAGCAGTTTGTGTAAATTGGTCATCTATTGTGCTTGTGCTTGCGCTAGTATCAATAGCAAAACGCAATTGTCCGACTCTTACGCCGCTTGTGCTTTCTAGTGTGTAGTCCATAACACATATATTATACAATGTTGTGTCTACACTAAATCCAGTATCAGCTGTTGATCCTGCGGCAGGTAGTTCAATCGCACTTGGTACTGTAGAATCAGTAACAATACCAATCTCACTGTTGAAACTTACAGTAATTGCACCAGTCGGAGCACTTGCAAATGTAAGTGTTGTGCCTTGCAGTGTATAATCTACGGCGGAAACAGCGGTTCCAGCTGCAAACACAGTAATAATATTAGGTTTGCTCAATGTAACAGGCACTGTGAACTGTGTTAGTACACCATTACCTGTACCAATGTTTACAATGTCGTTGCCAATAAACAAACGTCTTTGGTCTTTAGCGTATCCGATCTCGCCCGGATCTAATACTGGCAAGTCTGCAAAATTGCCCTGCCTTACTTGAATTTTACTAGTTCTTGTATCTGCCATTTCGTGCTCCTGATACAGTATTTATGACAAGTTGTAGAACTCTGCTACCCTGCCTGCCCATTTTTCTTCCCATTGTTTAAATTCCTCTGGCCCTACTTCCCATAGTTGCCATTCGCAATCTCTACTGCACATAAAAATTGCAGCATGTTCAATTTTAGTTTCAAACACTTCGTTATGGGCCATGCCATACGCCGCTGCTTGCATAAAGTAATCATCGATCCATTCACGCTTCTTGGGCTTATTAGTTTGTTTGAAGTCCATAATAGTTGGACGTCCTTTGTATATGCCAACTAAATCAGTAGTACCAGCATACAAACCTGGATAACACAAGTTTACTTCACTACCCCAAACTTCGTCAATGTCAGCTTCAACGTTTTTTATAACGGTCTCTGCCATCATCTTAGCTTGTAGCAAGTTCTTGCCTGTGTACTCTTGATTGAGACTCCATGCTTCTAATATTTCATGCATAACTGTGCCGACACTAGCGGCTTCAGTTACAATCTCTTGTGCTTTCTTTTCACCTACTCGCTTTTTCCAAGCATTTAAGTGTGTCATATCCTTGGTCTTGCTGAGAATAGTTGTTACACTAGGCACAGGTTCGCCATAAGGATTTTCGTATAAACGTTTACCGTTTACACTTTTGCGTTTAAATTCTTTATACGGGTAGGGTGAAGTAATGTTTAACATGTAGTTAATGTAGCATTAACTATATTGATTGTCAATAACTAATTACCCATTTGAGTGTCTTTCCTGTAGCAGTATTTTTAAGACGCTCAATGGTATATCCCAAGTTTTGAAAATACTTCAAGACTTGATTCATTTGATCTGTTTTTGCACGATCACTTGCAGTTCCTTGCCAGCAATTAAAATATGTTACGCTGTCTGGATTTGTTGCTGTATAAGTTTGTGCAGTAAGTCCCAGTGGTGTATTAGCTGTGCCTGCACCAACTGTAACAGTCCAGCTTGTGCTTGCAGGTGCAGTGTATGTTAACACAAGGTTGTTACTGACGTTTTTACTTGCTACTAAGCCACTTACTGCCGCATCATTAATATCAGCAATAATACTGTTTAGATTTGTACCTGTTGTACCTAATGTAATTGTACTGCCTGCAACAATAACAGTGGGTGTGCCTGAAATAGTAGGGCCACTTGCAGAACCTGTAATTGTAATTGTAGGTGTGCTTTCAGTCATTGTGGTAGCATCTGTAACTGTGGTTTGATACAAACCATTGCCTGCGTCGGTGATGACCTGTTTCATAAGTGCCTGAGTTTCATTGAAAATGGTAAGATCTGCTCTCGCCATTGACCTAGCTTCAGTTTTGTTAATATAATATGTCACAGTTCATCATCCTTTTGCATTTGCTTTTTAGCCAACTTACTAACAACATCACTATCTGGTTCAGCATTGGAACGGGGTATTGCTGTATCCAGTGAGATGTCTTTTTTATTGCTGGCTCCCACACTAGTAATTGTAGGTAATAGGTCTAGTAGATCTTGAATACTAATACTATGACCCATAGCACGAAGTTTAGCAAGTACCATGTTTGTTGGTATTTTGAACTTGCCATTGGCTTTTGCCCTAGTAATTAATTCTTCTAGGTCATTCAAAATATTATTTTGATCCTCTACTATAACTTCGTATATTAACACTAGTTAGACTTTCTTTTTAAAAAGTTCATCATAGCACTGTGTCCTGTATCACCTGGTCTCAATTCCATTGTTTGTAAGCCGCCTGCACTTCTTGGTTTTTTGGTCATTTGTGGAAGTTTCTTAACCGGCTTTGTTGGTTGTTGGGACTGTTTTGGCATTGGATTATACGGCATAGTTCTATAGTCTTTGCCAGTGTTACCATATTCACTTGGAGTTTGATCAATACGTACACTTGGTGTACCTTCATCTAGTTCGCTAATGATATTGATAAAATGTTCTTGCGTCATTTTGCCACTCTCGACCATTTTAAAGAGCTTGTCCTTACTCTCTAGATACTTTTTTTCAGCTAACGCACCCTTCTCCATATCAGCTAGAGCACTTTCGCCTTTTAGTTCTCTGCCTACTGGATTGTCATCGCCTGCGGCTGCTGGATCTGCTTCAAAGTCGTCGCCCATGTCTACATCTACATCCATGTCCATTTCTGCATCATCTGCACCCATGTCTGTTGGAGCTGTCATGTTTGGTTGTTTACCTTGAGCTGCAAGTGTAGCATTTTCCATTGCTTCTTTTGCGGCTTTCATTTGATCTAGTAGAGCGGCAAGTGCAGCATCTGCTGATGAATTATACTGCTCTGCAATTTCAAAACTAATTTGTTCTTTCATTGCGTCTACAATTGGCATTAGTTTTTGTACTTGCATTTCTGCAACGTCTTCTACCATACCTTGTAGTTCATCAACTAGTTCATTTGCAGCAAGAAGTACTTCAGCTGTGTCTAGCTCGTCTTCCATTACAACACTTTCTTTGGTCTTCATTCTTTTACCATCTTTACGTGTTGGTGCAACTTCGTTGATATATGTTTTAAGTTGATGTTGGATAAGTCCAAGTTTGTTATACTGTGGATTTTCCCAATACTTGAGATCACTCTCTTTGATTGTGTCAATTTTTGCTGTTGTAGCTGACAACATACGCTTTAATGCATTCGTGCTCATCTCAGATAAATCAATCTCGTGATTGAAAGTATCTGCTAGTACACGATTTAGCTTTTCCACGTTGTGTTTTGCGCTATTTAAATCGTTTAGATACATAATATTATTCCCGTTCCTTATATTGTATTTATAGTCTTTTTAATATTTTTGATTTTGCTTCAGCAACTTTACTTTTTGCTTTGCTCAGCTTGGCAACTGCAACGTCTTCGTTAACTGTACCACGTTTAATTCTAGTATTGTGCATGTAAACTTCGTATAGATTATCCATGTAACTGTTGTCGTGTGTTACTAATTCTTGTACTCTACTGCTTTTGCCCAGCATTAGATTTTTTACAATGCCCATAGCAGTTTCAAATAAACCTAATTCTCTGTATATGATTTTATTACCATCTACTACATTATAAAAACGTTTTTGTTTACCTGCAAATTCTTGTAATACAATATCAATTCTATAATTTTGTACACTAACACTAGTCTCTGTTACTTTTTGTGTAATTGCCATTTCTAATTCAACATCATTTTCAGCACGTTCAGCTAGTATTTTACTAGTACTGTCCACACTATTGAGTTTGTTGAGAATATCATACATTTTTTTGGTATTTTGATCCATATCATTTCGCCATTTTGTTAGTGTTAAGTTTGTATGCTACTTGTTTGTTGTTGATGTCTTTGTCTAGTACACCTTTGGTTACTAGTGATTGTGCAATATAACAATCACGTTCATTTAAATTTTGTTTTTCTAATAGTTTGTCTTCACTGAAGTGTTCTTGTATAAACTGATTTTCTCTACTGCTGAGCCAAACAGTAATACCGCCTTTGGTCACCATAGTCTTCATTGTTGTGTATCCTGTGCTGGTTGTGGATTAAGTATTCTCTGAGGCATGCCTGTTGCCATTTTCTTGCCCAGCCTGCTAGCACGTCTAGTTAATGCTTTATTGGCTACATTTAATTCTCTGTTAGCATCAGCGTTACGATTATTAGCACGTTTGGTTTGATTAATGTTTGTTGCATTAACTTTTCTGTTCATTGCAACACCTCGTTGCATTCCGTATCCTGCTTCGTTCATTTTGTTTAGTTCGTGACAGTTACAGTGTTTACATTCAGGCCCACATGAACATTCACTTACAGGAGATCCGCAACATTCTTTGCTACACATTAATATTCCATCTTTTTCCCATGTACCTGATTCAGTATACTTGTCTGGTATGATGTCCATAATCTTCATTAGCGTCTCCTCGCTGGCTTGTTTAATCTCTTTAGTGCTCTACTAGCTGGATTAAACTTTTTAGTACGCTGTGCTTTACGTGCCATACGTTTACCCATGCGACTTTTAGTTTTTCTTAATGTTAAACGTTTTTTAATATCAATGGGAGCACCACACTGTCCAGGTTTACTAACCAAACGACCCGCTCTCTGACCCACAGTGCAACGATACTTGCGTACCAAGTTACGACCTTTACGAGCCCATACTAGTTGTGCTTCAACCACATTACTGATATCTAATTCATTTAAGTTCATATGTGTATTTATACGGAAGTTTAATTCATCAATAATACGATGATAGTGGACAGTATACCTGCTGTCACAGTGGCGGCTGCGCCTAACATAATTTTGTTGGTGCTTTGGTGATTCTTTACGTTTTCGTCGTGCATAGTTCGCATCTCCGTATGGAGATCCTTAACTGCCTTTTCGACATTGTCAAGTCGTGTTTCCAATCCCTTGTACCTTTCTGCACAAAGATCCACGTGGGCTTCTAAATTTGTTCGCTCAAGCGAAGTCGTTCCATTCGACATAATTTTACTCTTCTTTCATCCAGTGTCTTTAACCGTTGTTGGACGTTCAGTTATGTATTTTTTGCCTTTTGATATCGGAGGCTAGTGACTAACTCCGTATATGCCTATGTGTGCCTATGTTTTGCCTACCATGTATTTATGATACGTCTTGGTTAAACTTAAAGTATATGTTTACTAATTTCTTATCCAATGTTTCAAATGTTTTGGTTTTAAGTTCTGCTGTTTCTTCTAAACCAGTATATATAGCAACTCCGTCACAGTCGTTTTTCAAATAATAGAATTTATCGCCGTTGTTATAGAAAACATTGTTATGCTCTATACTAAAGTCTAATCTCCATACAGTATGTAGTCCTTGATACTGTTTTCCAAAGCCATAATCAACTACATCTTGTGCCATAAACACCTTCACCTTGGTGTTAATTGGCTGACTGCGTAGCCCTATACTTTGTATTAGTGTGTTAAGATTCTGCTGTTGATTAAATTGTAAATTGTTGTTACGATTTACATCTGTTTGTGTTATGTCAACTAAACTAAAGGCAGTATAGATCATCGAAACGAGCGAAATACTTGTTTTTGATCAACTGGCGTGCCAAAGCTATCTTTTGCAAATGATTTACCTAGTGCATATCCTCCAGCAATTCCTGCCGCAGCGCCTGCTATTTTTGCTAGTGTGTCACTGCCACGCATACGTGGTGCTTCTGCATTACCTGCATTTTTAATCATTAGACCTTGGGTACGTCCAATATCTCTGATGTAACTGTATAGTTCACTTCTCAGTGCTTTGTTTCTATAGTATTGATTCATTCTTGTTATGACTAAACTCTTTTGCATGTTGTTGAGCCTAGGCCAATTTTGTGCTAGTCGTCTGATACTTCTATAGTTGCTGTTTTGAATGTCTAGTCCTCTTTCTAATCTCATAAAGAAAGTTTCAGGACTTGGTATAGCTCTTCCTTGCTTCATGTTATTTAAAAACTGTCTTATCTGCATTTCTGGTAAATTAACTCTAGAATTTTGCATTTGATTTTTTGCGCCAGCACCGCTCATTCCATTTTTAAGACTTGCAAGTGCTACGTGTAAATCAGTGCCACCTTGTTGATAGTTAAAATTACTACCATATTTCATTGTGCGCTGGGCATATTCTTTTGCGGCAGGAGCCATATCATAATCATGACTCATAATATATAAACTAAGCATGTTCATAAATGCAAGATCAGCCATATCTCTACTACTGCTGCCTTCTACACGTTGTTTGGTTCTAAACAAACGACTTTCATTAAGATCTTTGATAAATCCATACTGTGACTTTTTATCTTCACTCATAGTGTGGCCTCCTTCGATCTCTGCCCATTGTTTTGCTGTATACTTTTCCATACTAGTATTTACCTTAATTTGGAGTCCAGCGATGACGTGGTACTAGTTTGATTTTATCCCTAGTAGCAACATATCCTTCGCCGCCTTTTTGACCTTTTGTAGTTGCTGTAACATCACTGCCCGCATTATCCAATTGGTCAATTATATTGTTTTTAATTGTTTGAATCTTTACTACAAGCTCTAGTATAGCATCTAACCCTTTATCGTCACCTGCCATAAGTTTTGCTTGCTGTCCTTGGCTGACTTTGCTGGTTTTTAGCCAATCATAAAATCCTGTCCTGAGTTGGTCTAACTTACCTTGCTTGGTCATTTGGTTAACATAGTTATAGAGTATTGCATCTTTTCTACTCAGTCCCTGTTCCGGCGCTAACCAATTGTTTATTATTTGTGCGTTCGCATTTGCCGTACTAACTATATCCTGAACGTCACTTGTATCAACTTTGGGTTGATGTGTTACATAGGTTTGCCCTAGTACCACTACATCCTTGCTGTTAACACTGTTGGTATCTTTAATTGGTGTACCTTGTTTATCACCAAATGCGTCATGGTATGTGTGTGCAACAATACCCACGCTACTGTTTGCTATGCGTTGTCCTAGTTTACTATTTGGATCAACTGTGTATGTAACATTGTTAGGTGTAAACTGTATACCTTGTTCTGTTTTTGCAAAAGGCTTACGTGGTGTATACAGCAAATCTCCGTACACATATCCACGCATATCAGCAGGAGTGTTTCTTTCCAACGTATCAAACACACCTGCCATGTCACTAGCAAAGTCTTTACGCCAATCTTCTCCTTGTCCGGAGTTCATAATAAAATCTGCTAGAGCACCACTGCTGGTTGATTTATTTTTTCCCCAACCATTTTTACCTGTCATTACAAATTGACCGTCTGGTTCACGTCCCCAAAACAATGTTGGATTACCGTCCCATTTAATGCTGACATCTTTAGAATCTTGACCTAGGCGTGTGAGTATCTCTGCGGCTTTGAGTGCGCCTTTGCTACCTTCAAATGTAACTAGATCTTCTAAGTGATTATACTCTCTACCTTTTTGTGTAGCTTCTGTTAAAAACTGATTGGCTCTCATTAGTCAAGTTCTTTCCAATTTGGATCATTGCGAAGATCAGCAAGTAGTGCATCGCCTGCTTCTTTACCCAATGCGGCTAGTATCTGCTCCACACTGCCAATGTCTTTTCCTGTGGCATTTGGGCCTAGTAGTGTACGTGCTACTTCGTCAATGTTGTTGGTTATTAGGTCTGCTTTTTTACCGTTAGCATCTCTGTTGAATAATCCTTGGTAAGGTGACCATAACATATTTTTGCTCTTAGCAATATTTGCTAGTGCAATCTGTTTGTTTACGCCTTTCCACTTTGAACCTTGTGGAATACTGTGTGTATGAAACTTTGCAGCATTATCAGCGTTTGGTACAACCATAATATCTACTTGGTGTGTGTTGTCACCTACAGGTATTTCGATATGTACACTGGTGCCACTTTGCCCAGTATTAAGTCCTGCTAAATCAAATACTTGACGTAGCTTTTGTCTAATAACTTTGTCTGGTTGATCTTCCATATTGAAGTGTTGTTTAAGTTGATCTACATCAACAATCATATCCAAGTCTCCACTTACTTTACCTGGAGTTGGAGTTGCGCCGCTTCCAATTGGAATAGCAGTACTGCCAGTTTTTTGTAATACACTGTTTACAGTTTTCATAATTTGAGGAATTATTTTGTGATCAAAGCTCACACTATCAGGAAATATATTGCCGCCTTCTTTAATAGGAGCATTATCAAATAAACTTCTTTGTCTTATTCTTTTAAGTCGGCTTCCACGTTTTTTACGTTTCTTAGTTCCGCCTAGTATGTCTGCTATCTTCATTTACTTTACCAATTCCTCTTTGAAACTTACGTGGATCTTTGGTTCTTATGCTGTTAATCAAACGCTTGTTTAAATCTGCGGCTGTTTCAACATCAAAACTTTCATTGATCAAATTGATCAAGTTTATCGCTGTAACAATCACTTGTTGTGCATTTGACTCAACAATATGCTTTTTGTCACGTTTTGGTGACATAGCATTAATTTCTTCCAATAATGATCTTGTTTTACGCTTCATCTTAGTAGTATTTAGTAAATATTGTTGCTGGAGCATTGGTGACAAGCACTTATGGCAGTTGCAGAGAAATTGATTCTCAACATAGGACCAACCATTAAAAATAAGAGCAAATCATCAATGGCAATGCAAACACAAAACACAGGCTCAACTAGGCTCATATTAATGACTCAACTTATACACCGTGTTTGCTGTTCGGAATCATATAATAGATATAGATAAGGTCGACTGCACCTTTGCTTCAGCGCACATCATACTCAAAGTTTTGACAGGTACTGTGTTTGGCTACAAGCCTAGCACCATTCTTTATATGAAAATTCCTTGCCATATCTGTTAGCGGACTTAGTGTAACAAATCTTTTAACCCAAGGCCGTTGATTTTTGATTCGCTCTGCTACTCCATTTACTATTTCCCTTCCTGCTCCTCGCTGATAACTCCATACAGTATAAAATACTGCACAATTCAATCCTACCCACTTCATATCTGTTTCGCTAGTAGGCACTTCGTCCATGTATGCTACACATATACATGCAGCAATCTCTCCGTCACGTTCCAACACATACACTTCTCTGCCGCTACGTGTGCGCCATTCTTTGCCAATGTGTGGTCTAACTGGATCGTTCTTAATGTGTTCTAATTCTTGTTCAGTTGCTAATCTGATCACTCGCTTTTCCTCAATAAACTTTTTAATCTGTCTGTAGCATCAACTTGTGGATTAGCGTCCATGTTATTCTCTGTAACACTTTCACCTGCTGGTGCTACACTGCTTTTTGTTTTTAGTTTTTGATAGATGCTGGTTACTGCACCTTCATCTTCTTGATCGTCTGGATCTAAGTCTTCAATTTTCAAACTGTCCATATTGAACTTGAGATCCAGTTTACTTCCAACACCACTACTACTACGTGTTTTCATAAACTGTATTTGCACCCTACCTCTTTCTCGCATAGCTCTACTGCTAAAGATACCAATCAAGTTATCTGCTGTATTGATCTTACTAATACCGCCTGCAATATGGCTATGGTCAAACTCTATTTCGTCAACTGCACTTCTGTTTAACTGCGATGCTGTTACAAACAGTATGCCTAGTTCAGTTGCTAAGTTGCGTAGTTCTTCACTAACAAATTTATCTTTAATAAATTGATCACTTGGATTTACTTTAACTGTGATTGGCATCATCAAGTCCAAGTAATCTACCAACAGTGCATCCACATGCAAGTTGTGTTGTATTTGATATTCTCGCAAATATGCTTTGATATCATTGATAGTGCTACCATTTTTCATTTGTATTACTTGTAGTCTACCAGCTTTTTTACTAGCCATCTTAACACGTAGTTCAACATCACTGCTATTTTTCATAACGTCTTTGGTGCTCATGCCTGTAAGCATAGCATCCAGTCTCATAGCACAAAGTTCTTCACTAAGTTCTAAACTGATGTACACAACGTTCTTGCCTTGCAAACTCCAGTTTAGTGCCAAGTTCTGCATAAACAAACTCTTACCACTACCACTACCACCTGCAAAGATGTTTAGTTCTCCTGGATTAAATCCACCATACAGTACTCTATCAAATGTTTCCCAACCAGTTGTGTTCTGTCCTCTGTTGTCTTTGATGCTTTGTATACGTCCAGCAGGATCATCCCAATAGTTTGTACCAAAGTCTTTAGCAAGTCCAATCTCAGTTGCGGCTTTGATAATGCCTTCAACTGTACCATATTCTTTGTTTTCAAGTTTATCAGCACTTGCTAAGATTGCCGCTTCAAGTGCTTTGTGTCTGCAGAACTGTTCAAAGTTATCCATAAACCAGTTTTTGTGTTCTGTTGTTAGTTTGTCTTTTACATCAGCTATTTCAATGCCAGCAACACCTTTGACTTGCTCCAACATGGGAACATCATGATATTCATCTGCATGTTTTTTTACAAAGTCCACAGTGTCTCTGAACTGTCTGTCAAAGTAACTGCTTTCTAAGATAGCATTACACCGCACAAAAAGATCCTTGTCTGCCAACAAGAACTCTAAATATAGTTGTTGTAATTCTGCGCTGTAATCTTCACTCATTAATTTCCCCTTGCAACTTCTTTGTAATATACTCTTCTCTGGTATATATCATAATCCAGCTGTTGGATTTTTTTGGTACAGCGCCTTGGCTATCCATTTTTATAGCGTATTCCCAATAGTTTGTCAACCAAATTCGTTGATTGGTTATGTCACTGCGTTTGGGCCACCAAGCAAATCTCTGTGTCCATTCTGCTTCCAAGTTTGCATAAACTCCAATTGGTTTCATGTTTGCTGCCCGTCTGTAAAATTCATCATCTCTAATGTTGTAATCATCTACAACGGGATTTCGCAAGTATTTTGATCTTTGTGCTCGATGTCTCAACACTTTCTAATATACTCCTCACTGTAAATAATCTACCATAGCGTTCTACTGCATCGCTGGCATCTTTTATATCGTCATCCCATTCAGGAAATGCAACTGCCCAGCCACGCTTTACCGCAACATTCACTGTGTCCATTCCTGCTTTATCAAAGTCTGGCAATAGTACTATTTGTTTATCTAGTTCTTCAATTATACTGCATTGAACATTACTAGGTGTGTTGCCTGCTAGTGCAACGCCGCCTACTTGTAGTGCATCTAACTGTCCCTCTGTTACTATAATTATGTCATGTTTCTTTTGTGCATCTAAATTGAACACAAAGTTTTTAGGACTTTTCAAATAGTATTTGGGCATGCCTTCTGGTCTACTGTCTGGACACCAACGTGCAGTGTATCCAACTATGTTGCCTTGATGTCTAAACGGCAGTATAACCCTACTAGCAAAGTGCATGTGTGGGCTCCAATACCAGTCAGTATAAAAGTCTAATCCACGCTTCATAAGATATGTACATGCTAGTGCTAGCTTATCCAACTGCTTGGAGTCTAGTGTGTCCAATGGATAATTGCCAATTTGATGTGAATCTGGTGGCAGTTCATCTGGATGCCATTCCACTGTGACTTTTTGTACACGCTCTTTGGGTATAAACTGTCCTGCAATATCATCTGCTTCTTCTTGTTTAAGCAGTTCAAAGTTAACACGCTGTATGTCAGCTTCATCTACACCAAACGTTTTTAACAATTGTGTAAGTCTACCATTGATACGTTTACCTACACTCCAGCCAGTTTTAAATCCACAGTTAAAACAGTTGTATTGAAACTTATCATCATGGAACATAATGCCGCCACGACCACGCTTGTCAGCACTGTGACCGCGAGTGTGACACATTGTACAGTTTCCACTGATCCACCCACTAGGTGTTTGCTTCCAGCCATAAGGCATGTGCTGACGGATAAAGTCCAATACTATCATGTTTTAATATTAACTTCTATAAACGACTTTGTCAAGTGTTCCTGTGTTGCCAGAATCTGGTGTGTGAACCAATCTTACAAACTGATAGTTTCCATAAAAGTTATGATAAACCAATCCAGTTTTTGCACTCACTGTATAGCTTTGACTTGGCACATCAAAGTAATCAACTTCAGTTGGCTGTATGCTTAGTGTGGCTTGAAACTTGTACACACCTGTATAGTTTGTCATGTGTACCACCGCAGTTTGTAGTCCTTGCTTGTTTGAGTTTTGAGCAGGACCAGCCATTCTACTGCCAACCCTATCATCACCGTCTATATTAAATGTTGCAACTGTGCTACTGTCTGTTATATTGAGTAGACTTTGGTCTCTAACATCTACCACAAACGTAAGACGCATGTTGCGATCACTAGTACCGCCATAATTTCCAGCCTGGTCAGTGACGTTATAAGTAACTATGAGATCGTGTAGTTTAGCATCCAATAGGAATGTTTCTTCGTGATCCAAATGGAGAACCAACTTACCTGCATCATAGTCGATGGGATTCATATTCTTTTGAAGAACTTGAGCACCATTTGCTCTATCAACAATAGTTGCAACATATGTTTTATTGTGTATGGCTTGTCTTTTATTGTCCGTGTCTTTTACAAAAAAGTCAATGTCAATGTTAAGACCTCTATAAACAACCAAAGGCTTGTGATTGTCTGGGCCATAATATGTAGTGCCTCTGCGTTCTGGGATAAGAATCTCAGATCTTTGGTTATATTGATATATTGTTGCTTGATACATGTGTATATTCTCCACTACTATTTATTTGAATAAGTAATTACAATGAACAACGTACCAAAGAAATATCAAGATTTGTTAGATAAATTTCCTTTTTTGACACTGGTCAAATACGGAGGTAACGAGTATGTGGGTATAATTCAAAACATGGATAACAATTTAGTTAGCATGTACAATTATGAAAACATCAAAGAACTCGTAGACAGACAAGATTTTTTAGAACTTGGTGAAGAATGGTGGTGGGGAACCAATCGAATGATTCCCATCAACATTATATTCAAACAAGCATTTGAAAAATATCGTGTGTGTCTAATTACCTTTAGTATTAAAGACTTTGAAATACTACACGGGCCTTGTATTAGTTTAAGCAACATAATGCAAAAACGTGTTAAACGAAGAAATATTCAACTTGTGCGCAAGATGTGATTCTTTTGAGGATCAATTGTACGCAATCTTCTAGCAGTAGTTTTTTCAGCCGCATGCAATAGCAAACCTCTTCTAATGCTATCACTGTGATTAGGCATACTACTGTGCATGACTCGAGGATGCCAGCACACAAAACTTCCAGCCGGTGCTAGGTGTTGTTTGTAATTGTCCATAAAAAATAAATCAAAATGACTTTTATCTGCATACATGTTTTGATAATAGTCGTAGATGTACTTGTGTGTACCTGGCACATATCCAGTAGCACCATTGTCCGGAGTAAAGTCGCACAACATTACCATAAATTGCAAACCTAGTAAACCTTCTGTGTACTTAAACTCTTTGAATCTATAAGGTGTATCAATGTGTGGTCTAATAAAATTCATACCCGGGTATAGTGAAATAAAATCACACATATACCATTCCCAATTGTTTTCTCCAAATGCAGCATCTGCACATTTACCTAGTTCAGGTTTAATAACGTTATCAATAAAATGATTGCCTTTGGGTTCATCTGTCCAAAAGTATGCCCAATCAATTTCTTTGTGTGGATCTTTACCTTCAGCTACTTGTTCCTGTATTTGGTTCCAACCATACCATTTTAAATCTCTGGTATGTCCTCTCTCAGGCGCAAATGTACTTGCATATTCATTGAGCTCTTGTATACAATCTTTATCAAACGTATCGCTGTGAACTGTAAATCCTATATCATTAATTTCTTTTACAAATCTATTTTCATCCATGTTAATATCCTAATTGTTCACATATGAGATTCATATGTACGATAACAACCATAGCATAACTTAGTGCGTGTGCTTTCTTAAAATAGTAAGCCTTGTTATCGTTTACGGGTTTTACCCATACTTGATCCATTATTGTCTGCCAGCCTTTGTCTTGTAAATGTCGTTTGGCTGGTCTGATAATTGCCAGTGTAGCCGCCAATTGCTGTACCGAAGTAGGCTTCAATTGTTTTAATAGACTGTCGTGCCCGCTTAGATGAAATAGCTGATCTACGAAGTCTTTGTGTTCCAGAAGTTCCCATACTGGTTCCTTTTCCATTAATTGCTTTAGATGATCGTCATCGTTTACGTCTTTGTATATGCTTAGATTAAGTAGATCCAATTTAAAGAATCCCATATCGTCAGCTTGTGTGTGTTCAACTGTACACACATTTGTAAATGGATTGCTGGGTACTCTATGAAAATAAACACCAGTATTGTGTTTTCTCTTCTTGAGCCTGGCTGGTACATTTTTAAATAATTCTAGTGCTTGACTTCTATCTGCAAAGTCAATATCGATATCAGGTAATCCCATCTATCATCTCCCGTACAAAGTTTGCATCATGTGGATTAAGTTTTGTTTTCTTTCCCCAATGATCTGCATCAATGCTGTTTGCTATTCTTGCAAAACATTCATCTGGCATATTGCTTAATGCTGTTTGCGCTCGTTTGCTGTTCAACATAATCCATGGCGAAATCTTACCCATTTCACACCATTCAGCTATCAAGTATCCACTAGCGTTTTCCCAGAATGTTGCAAAGTAATCTGTTTCAGCGGCATGCTCTACAAAACGTTCTAGCGCACGTTCTACACTTTCACGTTTACAATGATCCTGTACAAACAACAAATACATTTTATCAGTGGGCCAATCTTTGAGTTTGGCTTTGTTTTTAATTAACCAGCGAGTAAATGCTTCTTGATCTATACAGCGTATGTTTAAACAGTATGCACCAAACTTTACAAATGCTGTATAATACTGACTGTCAACAAAGTCCTTGTATTCCTTAGGCTTGCTTTGCATTTCAATTCTATAAAACAAATCATAACTAGCAAAGCCTACCAAGACATCTTGATTAAGTTTACTTTGCCAACGTCTTTTCTTTTCACAACTGTGAGCTAGTAATGTGCCTTCACGTTGAAAGCTCTTCTTGCAATAATCACATGTGAATTTACCTTTTGTCAATCCTATACTTCCTACTGCATTTACTAGTTCTTCTGCTGTGGTCATTTTTTAAACAGATCTTTTATTTGCTTTTTATCCATGCCCAGTTCTTCTGCTACTGCTTTAAAGTCGTTGATGTCATTTGTACTTACCAGAAGTTCTAGCTCGTCGTCGTTGTATGTTGGATAAAGTTCTTGCAACCATTTGAGAAGTTTGCCTGCTTTGCCTTTGCGCTGTTTACTGGGAGGTATCCAAGGATGAAATTGATTCATACCTAAGCCTACACACTGCAACAGTTTGAATTGTAGTTCAGGTTCTTTGCGCAATATATTATAATGCTTGTTCACTAGCTCATTTGTAAGTGCCAAATAATGATATTCAATATCTGGATTTTTAGTTTGCACTGCACTGGTATAGCGCATTAGCACAAAGATACCAAGTTTCTTTTTTTCTTCTTCTGTTAAACTATCCCACCACGCTCTGTCACGCTGATCAATAGCTCGCATTTCTTCTTTGATACTAAGTTTGCTCATTTACCATAATCCAAGTGTTCTTCCGTTACCAACTATTATAAAGCCACATGTACAAATATGCAAGACAATCCAGAAGGTTCTGAACCATAATGCTTTGTGAACATCATGTTGTGTAATTGGCAAAAACTCTGGCTTGTCCTCATCATTTACGCCAACTGGCATGCCAACTGTTCTACTCCATAGTTTTAACCAACGACGTTGTCCACTCATCCAAATACTGTCCATAAAATTAAAAGTATAATAGCCCAACCAAAAATACCTAATCCATTGTTACCTACGTGTCCTTTTGCTT